TTGTTATCTCCACTCCCTTGAGAACCGTAGTTGTCTCTTCCTGCAGTGTTTTTGTTTTCATTTATCATATTCCCTGTTCCGAATTCAAGCCATTCTAAATTGTATTTAGGAAACCTTGATATTATTTTTTCGCATGTTGAATGGGAAGGATTTCTCCTTTCGTTAATAATACGTGTGATAGTAACATTATTATTAATCCCAATAGCAGCACTAAAAGAATTTTTATTAAATCCTTCTGTTTCCATTATGTATTGCACTCTTTCCCAACCTTCCATTAGCTAAATTTAAAAGTTATACAAACCGTTAGTTAATTAATGTAAATAAACTAACTTTAGTGCCGCAAAAATTTGCAGTTATACAAACTGTTAGTATCTTTGCAACATCAATCAATCAATCAACGCAAAGTAACGAAGATTGAACGAGAAAAGCAAATTTTTTACATAACTAAAAATAGGTAAGACGATGAACGCATTTACATTTTTGACAGAAAACGGAAAATTCAATAACAGTGAGATAATGAAACACGCTCATGTTTTGAAAGCGTATCGTCGTATCTCTTTGAGTGAAGCTTTGAAAAAGACTTGGTTTCTGGCAAAGAGACAGCAGAAAGAATACAGAGAGATTGAAGAGGAAAAAAAGTCTTTCAACCCGGTATTCAATGCAAGCAAAGGAAATGTATTGAAGGCGTTCTTTGCCGGAAATCATGCTGATTATGTAAATCGTGATAGTTCTTGGAGGTAATTATGAGTACAAAACAGATTAACGAGGAGTTAGCTTTCCTTCGGAAATACGTGGTGGATTTAGAAGGAATGGATGAAACGATTG